AGAGTTCCTTTTAGCTTGTCACTGACTAAGTAAGCTAACGAATCGAACTTCTTTCCGAAGGAGACGATAGACATAAATTCCTGAGAGTAACGATCACACAAATCGTTAAGCATCTTCATCTCCCTCGCGAAAAAGACTCTCCTCCCCTTATCGGGGACTTCGATTAATCGGAAGATTATCTCCCTCTTGTTAAGAGGTTTAGGCTTACTCACGCCACAGACTAGCTGTGGGCCAAATCATGGTCAACCATTTTTTTGACTAAATCAAGAAAACTGCTTTTAGGCTTCCAGCCTAAGTCTATACGGGCCTTTGACGAATTGCCCCATAACAACTCTACTTCAGCAGGACGGTAGAAATCTGGATTTATTTGCATCAAGACTTTTCCTTCGTGAAGGTATTTTTCATCCACGCCCTTCCCTACCCACTCGCATTCTTCTACCGCAAAACCTGCGAAGTTGAAAGCCTCTTCGACGAACTCCCTAATAGAGTGCGTCTCGCCAGAAGAAAGGACATATTCTTTTGGATCTTCTTGATTAAGCATCAACCAAATCCCCTCCACAAAATCTTCGGCATCACTCCAATCCCTTTTTGAATCAATATTACCTAATTCTAAAGGAAAGAACTCTCCGCTTGGGTATTCGTTTTTTATCCTAGCTACATTCGTACTGATCTTACGAGTAACGAACTCTTCTCCACGGCGAGTCCCTTCATGGTTAAACAACCAACCTTGGATAGCATAAAGACCATAAGAATCCCTCCAGACCTTGACAAGCTGTCTCGAAGCTGATTTGGAGGCTCCATATGGACTGCGAGGTCTTGAAGGGTGTAACTCGTCTTGAGGAGCAGTAATGACATCTCCAAACTCCTCGGATGAACCCGCTTGATAAAACCTGCATTCGGGGTTGTGTAGCCTAATAGCTTCAAGAATATTTAAAACAGAAGTGCAGTTGGCTTCCCAAGTTTGTAAAGCGAAATCCCAACTACTACCAACAAAGCTTTGAGCAGCTAGATTAATAAAATATTTAGGCTTTAAAGACTCTATTGTCCTTGAAATTAGATTGGTATCAGTTAAGTCAAAATTTATCAATTTAAATCTTTCATTACTAATATGGCAAATATTCTTGTGATTATAAACACTTAATCTACGAACACAGCCGAAAACGACATAGTCTGTTTGTTCTAATAAGTAATCAGCCATGTGGCTCCCATCTTGACCAGTAACTCCAGTAACAACGACACATTGCCGCCCATTAAGCCATTTTTTAGCGTCTTCAATATTTAGTATATTCATATGGTCTATTTTTTTACCGTAATATTTTTCTTTAAGATTGTCCTTCAGTATATTCATAATATTTATTAATTATTTCTGGATGCTCTCCGTAAAATGGAAATACTCTACATCCAAATATATAGGTTTCGTTGTTTAATTTCCAATCATTAAACAACTTGAGTTTATCTGGGTTGTGGTAGAACTTACTTTTAAAAATAACTTGATCTTCGCTCACATAACTATAGTGTTCTAGCTTTATCCCTTTTTCTAAAGTCTGATATTTTGTTATGATTTTTTTATATTCATTAAAATGCATATCAGGTGGTTCGTGAGAGATCCATTTACTTTTTTTATTGATTTTAAAAATTCTCCTCCAAGGAATTTCGTTGGCCCAAACACCATCAGATCTTTCGTCTATACAGTGATTGAAGTCTCCCCAAAAATGATTCGCAAAAAAGTCCACTCTCGACGGCAATTCTGATTGTAAAATCGAAAGGATTTTAAATGTATTTTCTTCTGTATAGAATTCGTCAGCGTCTACCTGCCATATATAATCTGCTTCATAAATTGGCGAGTCTTCATAGAACCAATAATTTAACATATTGGTTTTTCCATCCCAAAACCCATCAGCTTCTTTAAAAAAGAATTTAGGCTTGTCTCTAATATATTCTTTAATTATTGAGCATGTATTGTCAGTAGATTTCCCGTCTAATGTGAATTCTGATGTGTCTCCATCCCAATAATGGTTTATTGCTTTTGTGGCTCCTTCTGTGATGAACACATAATCTGCTATGTCATTTGCTTGCTCAAGCCATGCGAGTAACATCTTGTCAGGCAAATGTTTTTCTCCATTAAAAATTATTGTTTGTATTGCTATTTTCATTTTTCAAAAATACAGTATCCATTTCTGATATACAAATTATCTACTATAACTTTCCGCGTTTTAAGCAAATCTTCTCTTGCCATAAAATTTTTAATTGTTGGCGGTCTAGTATCATCAAGAAATATGATTTTCGATCTATCTTTTAAGATCAAATATTCTTCCCAACTAGAGTATTCACCACCATCTAAAATTAAAAAATCTATTTCTTTTGGAATTTGATCTAAAACATTTTTACAATTATTGATGTTCTTTAGATCTTCATTATACCATGATAATTTTAAATTTTTATTATAATCATTAAAAAAAGAATCGTACAATGAGTGAAAATCTATTAGTTCATCGCTTATATAGCCGTTGATAATAGAAACTTCTTTTTTGTCTCGGTAAAAGTCGAAGGAAAAATCATACATTTCTTTCCACGTTTCCAGAGAGGTTAATGTTTTTTCTGTATTTTTAATAGATTCATAAACACAAAAAGTAGATCCCATGCCATTCCAAGTTCCTATTTCCACAATAGTATTAACGTCTTCTCTTTTGCATATATTTTTAATATGTAAACCAGCTTCATCATCTAAATTTATTTGCCCCCTCATGTTATTTATAGCTTTTTTGTTCTTTTATTAAAGAATTCGTGATATCGTTTATTTTATTTTTTAGAGAAAACCGATGATCATTCACTTTATATACTTGTCTAGCAAGGTCAATAAACTGGATATTAAATTCGTTTAGTTTTTCGAGTATCCTTAAATCGTCTTCAATGATCCATAATTTATTATTTGTTAAATAGAGATCATTGAAAATTTCGCTAATATCAGCCTGATTTAAAAAAAAAGATGCTTTTTTATCTAAAATATCGAACTCTTGTTCTACGTATTTTAGCTTGTTATCATCAATGATTTTTTCTTTTTTAATCTTTAAAATTGATAACTTATCCAAAAGCTCTCCAACGCTAATTTGTATTTCAAGCATATTAATTAATGACTTTATAGGTGTTAAGCCCCTTAGTATTGTAAAATTCAGAACAATATTTTACATAATTATGATAAAATAATTTTGGCTTATTAAGTTTGTATTGATTTATTAAACATTTCAAACTTGATTCCATTACATGAATTTCTTCAGCATTTTCAAATAAGGAGATTAAATTAAATAAACTATATTCTTTTGGATTGTTAATAATTTTGAAATCTTTTTTTATTTTGCTCATATCTAAATCTCCATGAATAAATATATAAGGCTCATTATTTGGGTTTAAATCTTTTAAAATAAAAAGCTCTTTCTCCATGTCCCTTTCTAAATAAAAATTATCAAATTTAGAAGAAAAAAGCAAATCTACCATTTTATAAAATTCGATATCAAAAGGTTCAGATGATTTATTCATATACAAATTTTCGAATCCTATTTTTAGCACATTAAAATTGTTTTTTATTATAATCGAATCAGCTTCTTGATCTGAAGATACAGGGATTGTGTTTAAATTTTTTAGATCTCTATACATGTATTTCACATTAGCTTCGTTATTGGCGTAACAAAATAAATCTACAGAACCGTATCTTTTATAAAAATTTCTCACTAATCCATTGCATATAATATGATCTCCAAGCCCCAGATGATGATATATAATCATATTATTCATTTGTTTTATTTTAATCGTCTTGTATATATATCTATACAGAATGGGCTTTTCATTTTGATTGTTTTTTGATTTCTATGAAAAATGATGGACATCCATCATCAGCTATAAATTTTATTTCTTGATTAAATTTATTACAGAAAGCATCAACAGCGTATTTTACTCCATAATGATAATCATGACCCATAATTATTCCTCCATTTTTTATTTTATGATATGAATAAAAAATATCATCATAGACTGCTTGATCTGTATGATCTCCATCTATATAAATAGCATCAAAAAAATCATTTTCAAAACTTTGCAAAAAAGGAACAGAAGCTGATCTGACTAAATGAACATTATTATTATCTTTATATTTTTGATAAAGATTTAGATAGACTGTTTGCATATCTTCTATTTCATAATGATTTTCTCCATCTTTATTTCCTGATCCATATTTACCTAGCCATATGTCAACAAGATATAAATTTTTAGGATTAACTTTTTCTAGAATTTCTTTTGCGAAATCCCCTACAAAAACACCAATTTCTAAAAAATTACAATTTTTGGGAATCAATTCTAAAAGTTGAGATCTAGTTTTATAATGTGTGATATTATTCATTTGTTTTATTTTAATCGTCTTGGATATATATATCTATCGAAATTATTTTTAAAATCTCCTAAATATTCATTTGGGTAAAAAACGCGAACTGATTGGTAATCGCCGAAACGCAAATCTATTGATTCGTTAAATTCTGGATAGATATTATTCTTAATGGCTTCTATAGATAATATAGACTGGTCATTTCTGTGATACAAGCAATCTGAATTATCTGGTTTGTATATAGATGGATTTGGCCCACTAATATTTTCATCTAGACATAGATTTAGAATATTGTTTATAAATTCTTTATTTTTTGCAGTATTTTTATAAGCTTGAAAACCCGCCCAAATTTGAGAGTTATTTAAATAATTATCACCATCCAATTGCTCTATGCACCTTTTTGTAGTCCAATTTTTTATTGGAAATTGACCATCTTTATATCTCAATAATAAACAATCATTAAAGTAAAAATTTGGAATGCTTGATAATGATTTATTTATATAGTGAGTTGAGTCTGTGTATATAACATTTTCATTTTCTAAAAAACTATCTAATATAGCCCAATATTTATATGCAAATAAATATGGATTATTAAGATTTTTTATATCTTTAGGTATCTTTTTAACAAAGATAAAATCTGGTATTTGAATATTTATTACATCATTACCAAATAGGTAAATTGTATATTTTATAGAATCATCAATTTCAAATGAACTAGTCAAACATTTAACAGCTTTATCTAAAAATTTTTGATTGCAAGATGTAATTAAACTAGTCATTTATATTTATTTATAAAATGTATTGGAGGCGGATTTTTTCATACTCTTCCAGAGCTTTTTGAAAAGTTTCTTTTTTTCTGGATATAGAATTTGGATTATTATAATATAAACCTAAAATTTCATTAATCTTGCCGAGTTTACCGCCTCCTTTTAAAACTCTAAACCACATTTCGTAATCCCCAGCCGAGAAATAAGATGAATCAAAATCACCAAATCTATCATGTATAGATTTTCTCCAAACAGGTAAACAATGTGGGGAGTTATGTCTTAGCTGATCTTCTAGACTGCCTTCGGATATAGGCCAAGATTTTTTTGCATCGCAAAACTCAAAGACCTCGTTCTCTTTATCACTAATTAAAAGTGAACCATAGCATACATCCACTTCTTCATTGCTCTCTAAAAAATCTACTTGTGTTTTTAGAGAATTAACTTTTCTTCTATCGTCCGTGTTCCAGTTGCTGATTAAATCGCTAGAAGCTAATTGTATACCTTGATTCCAAGCTTCGTAAACATTGCATTCTTTTATTCTTTTATATTTAAAAGGCTTTAAATGCAAAAAGTTTTTTATAATATCGTAGTCAGAATCTTCCCCTTCTGGATTAGCGTCTAATAATAAAACTTCAGATTCAGGAAAGATTGTTTGCCTTTTAACGTCAATGAGAAAATCGTATATAAACTTTGAGGATTTATATATCGAAGTGATTACGGAGACTTTAGGTTTCATGCTAATGCATGATTATACTTTAAATATCTTCCTCTTCAACAATTTCTTTAACCAACTTTAGATCTGGAGAATTCATAATAATCTCTTCGTATTCAGCGAAACCATCATCACTCCAAGACCACTCGCTTAAGACTTCATCGTCGTCCCATTCTATAGCTTCTGCTGAAGCCATTGAACTTACAGGCTTTTTAGACCAGAACTTACAACTCCAGTAGCGAGGTGTTGTTTTGTCTTTTGCCGTATCGCACTTATGTCTAGCTCTAAAACTGCGCCTACGATCTGGATTATCCCTTTTGATTTCCATATTAGGGTCACCAAATTTTACCATTATAACATTACCAGTTTTGGGGTTTTTAACATATACTCCAAACTTTTTCTTGCTGTCTTTTAACCTAAAAGGTTTATTAAGGGTTTTTTTCTCAGCTTCAGAGTAATCAATATCTTCAATATCTTGATCCATATCAAGTTCAGAAATACCCGCTTGAAGTAAATCAATTTTAGCCAAACCAAATTCGACTTCGTTATAATCTATAAAAGCCAAACCTATTTCTTCGATGTAATAATTTTCATCGCCTACGGCTATATCTTCATCTGCGGCACGATAAGAATCTTTTACTTCCCCACCCCGAACCATTTTTAGGAATGTGTTTACGCGAGCAATAGCCCATTGCGTCATGCTTTTCCCAGGCCGATGGCCACTTGAGCAAGCTCCGCCCCCTCTACGATAGACTTTTTTAAGTTGTTCTAAAGTAACTTTTTCGGGATGTTTTTCATTATGCTCTCCGACTTTTTTTTCCAAAGAGGCAACTATTTTATCCCCCACAGAAGAACGTTCGTTTGGGGTTTGGCTCTCTAAAAAACCTTTAGCTTTATCTGAAAAATCGTATTCCATCCAAAAAACAATTACACTTTTAACTACAAGAAATGAACAATTAGCCCTCGCAAGAAGAGCAGTTAAGTATGGATCTAGCTAATTCCTGACTAGGATTAGCACTTCTCTGATAATAAAGACCTTTTAATCCGTTCTCCCACGCATAGATCATCAATTGATTGACCTCTTTAAAAGGGGTTTCTGGTGGAACCATTATGTTAAGAGATTGACCTTGATCTATAAATTTCTGCCTTTGAGCAGCTTGGATAACAATCTCTTTTTGAGATATTTCCCCAAATGTTTTGAATACGTCTTTTTCCTCCTCACTCAAAAACGGCAGACGTTGAACTGAACCTCCTGAATTAAGAATGCTTAACCAAACACCGTCAGTATCTTTGCCTTTCTCCTCTAAAAGAGATTTTAAGTAAGGATTTCTATATGAAAATTTACCTTTAGCTAGATCTTTGGTGAAATAATTACCATTGAGAGGCTCGATAGACGGTGAAGCTTGTCCCAAAATAAACGCACTACTGGTAGTGGGAGCGATGGCTAAAGTGGTTGTGTTTCTCCTCCCGTAACCTTGACAATATAAAGGCTCACCCAAAAGATTGGCTAGCTCCTCGGTCGCTTCATCACTAGATTTTCTTATCCTCTTGAAGATCGAACTATTCAGTAGTTTAGCCTCCATGCTTTCAAAACTAATCATGTTACTCTGAAGATAAGAATGCCAACCCAAAACACCCATGCCAATAGCTCTATGACGTTTAGCAAAATTATGGGAAGCTTCCATAAATGGAATAGATTGAGTCTTCTGAATATATTCCTCCATAACAGCATCGAGAAACATTGTAAGAGTTTCTATAGCATCTGTTTTTACTATTTCGTCCCACTGAACTAGGTTTAGGGATGATAAACAACAAACAAATGATTCATCTTCTTTAGATGGCAAGCTGATTTCATTACAAAGATTAGAAGCGTAAATCTTCATCCCTTTATCTTTATAGCAATCTGGAGCTTGATTATTAGCGTTATCTTGGAAAAAGATGTAGGGGTATCCAGTCTCATATCTCTTTTTGATCACATTCATCCAGAGTCCCCGTTTGTCTTTATCGCCATCAATCATTTCTTGCATCCAAGAATCAGTTACAGTAACTGCAAAAGACATTTCTTGAATAGCATTGCCCTCACTACGAATCCTCAGAAACTCTTTTACGTCAGGATGTTCAATAGGCAAGTACGCTGCGAAAGATCCTCTTCGGACATTGCCCTGAGAAACAACAGAAGCTACTTTATCGAAAAGCTCCATAAAATGGACAGCCCCTGAAGACTCCCCACCCGAATTGATTTTAGCTCCTCTACCGCGAAGCTCTCCGAAATAAGCTGAAGTCCCAGAACCATGTTTTGTCTGCATACCGACCTCGCTTTGTTTCGCTAGGATTCCATCCATCCTATCGGGGACATAAACACCATTACAAGAAATGGGCAAGCCTCTCTTGCGACCAAAATTAGACCAAACAGGAGAAGCTAGAGAGAAAAACCCCTGCTTCATATAACCCACAAATTTATCTGAGAAGCCAGAGATACCTAGATGCCCTTCAGCGGTATCAGCTATATCTTTGACCCTCTGCTCTGGAGACTCCCCTTTTAAGTAACCCCTCTCAAGATAAATTCTTGAGTCCTCATTTAGCCAATAGTAGTCAGTCATTTAAAATAAATCGTCTGCGTTGAAAGTCTGTGAATTTTTTGAGTATTCCACAGGTCGCGAGTGAAAGAAATCAGTAGCGTTATTGCCATTCAATTCTTCTTCGAACCACATTGTATCTTTGAGCAGCGAAGTGTCAACTTCGAACGCAGAATGAAAGCCTATTTTTTCTAATGAGTCGTTGATTCTGTTTTTGATGAATTCCTTGAGGATGTCAGCATTCAGACCTTTCTCATCGAATCCGTTGATCATCCAGTCTACAATATTACTTTCCGCAATGAATGCGTCTTGAGCTTCAGATAAAATCCTTGCTTCTAATTCGTCATCAAACAACTCAGGATATTGACTACGGATAGTGTTGATTATTTTGATTCCAGCTAATGCATGGATGTTTTCTTCATTTCGAGTATATTTGACTTGCTGACCAGTGTCCTTTAAAACATTTTCATTCCTATTAAACCAATTAATGATGTAAAACTGAGAAAATAGAGAAACGTTCTCGACAAAAAGGGTGAATAGCGTCAAAGCGTAAACATACTGCTTCTTAGAATCTTTGTAAAATTTATGATTGTATTTCCTGAGATATTTTACGCGCCCCTCGATAAAATCCAACTTGAGATTCTCTTCGAAAACGTCCTCTAAACCAAGCACAGTTAAGAGTCTTTCGTATGCATTATTATGGATAACCTCAGTATTCGCCATGACGTATCCTAGATCAGTCAAACTCGGATGAGGGAGGTTGTCTCCCAGTTTACTCCAAAACTTCTTGACGGCGACTTCTATCTGACCAATCGCCGAAAGAGTCCTGACAATAATTTCTTTTTTAGTGGGATTCAAGTTAACATTAAAATCTTGGATATCACTGCTGAAGCTAAATTCTTTATCTGTCCAAAATCCCTGATGCATAGCGTCGATAAAATCTTGCGTCCAAGGAAATTCATTCGGTTTCCTTGATAATTGCTCTTCGAAAATTAGTTTTTTGGGGGGTTTTTTTATCGGTATGTCTTCGGTTCTTCCTGCGGCAATCATTTCAAAGGAATTTACACTCAGCTCAGCTGAGAGGCAAGATCAATTTATCTTTTTTTTTCTTCTTGACAGAATGCAAAATGTTTTCATAATTACCGTGAAACGGGCTACACGTTATTTATACCTTTGACGTAATAGTCTAAGTATACGTTGTTCTATATTGTACACGTTGTATAAATATATTATAAAATACACCGATTTTTAATTTGAAATAAAAGTTGAAAAATCGGAGGTTTTGGATAAGATGGTGGAAGTGGACAGCGACCTGACATTAATTTCTAAAATCCAAGGAGATCATCGAGATGAAGACAGCTTAATAGCGTTGATGGATCGGCATTCTGGGCTATTCCACGCGATGGTAAATCATTACATGTCTCACCCCAATTTTACCTTGGATAAGAATCAGATAGTCGAGGACGAAATTTTGACAATTTATGATTCTGCTCTGAACTACGATCCTAATCGTAATACGAAATTTTCTACCCACTTAGCGAACCAGACAAAATGGAAGTGCCTGAATGCGTTAAACAAAAAAAGGAAGTGTAAGGAATACTTCATCGACGATGAGAATAGTTATGTGGAGCCACACTGCGAATCTTTCATACCAGAAATCAACAAGGATGAGACCATGGCTCTCTTTCAGGAGTGCTTAAAAACAGAATCTGACGAAAGAGTGAAAAAAATAGTTGACATGCGCTACGGGTCGTCTAATAATAAACTCACTCCTTGGAGAGCTATTGCAAAAAGTCTTGACCTTAGCATCCAAGGGTGTATAAACATCCACAATAAGTTTATAAACAAAGCAAAAACAGAAATAAATTATGTATAATTCAGTAACAGCAGCAGCCTATTTGGTTAAAGATCCAGTAGTTCGTGAGACCAGCGGTGGCAAAAAAGTAGTCAGCCTTCGCGCTGGCATCTCGACATCAAACGCAAAAACTAAATGTTTTGTTGACATCGAATATTGGGACAAGACAGCAGAGATTGCTGAAAAATATCTCTCCAAGGGTAGAGAGTTTATTGTAAATGGAGAGCTTTGTATGTCATCTTGGGAAAAAGATGGTAAAAAGTTCAGCAAGTATTTTATTCGTGGCAAAGACCTCCAGTTTTTAGGCTCAAAGAAGTCTGATGATAGTGATTCCTCTAATGAAGGATCGGACGGTGCTAGTGGCGGTGACGACGTTCCATTTTAAATGAAACTTCTTTTAGAAACACCTTTAAATAGCCTTAGTTTCGGTAATGTTTCTTATAACCTTATCAAAGAGTTTCAAAGGCTAGATGTTGAGTTGGGCTTATTCCCTACAGGGGGTAATGTAGATCTTGCTGCTTTCGATATCGGTGAAAATTTAAAAGAATATATCCAAAATGCTATAAACGAAAGATGGAGTTTCGTCGATAAAGAGATTCCATCTTTGAAACTTTGGCATTTTAATGGATCTGAAAATAGAAAGAATAAAGACCAACATTTGTTTACTTTCTATGAGTGTAGTGAGCCTACTAAAATCGAGAAGGCTACTTGCGCGGTTCAAGATTCTACAATTTTCTCCTCAACATATGCAAAAGATATGTTTGAGAAGGAAGGTTGTGACAACACCCATTTCATACCTTTAGGCTTTGATGAGGAGTTCAAAAGGACTGATAGAAAATACCTAAAAGATATTGTCCATTTTGGCCTTATGGGTAAATGCGAGAATAGGAAACATACCAAAAAAATCATCCAAACTTGGTTGTCTAAGTATGGTAATGATCCTAAGTATCAACTGTCTTGCTGCATAAATAACCCCTTCTTCAAGCCAGAGCAAATGCATGGTGTTTGGCAAGAGATTAAAAAAGGTAAAAATTACAATAATCTTAACATCATACCTCATCTCGATAAAAATGCAGAAGTGAATGAGTTACTTAATGCTATAGACATCGATCTGACTGGTCTTTCTGGCGGCGAAGGTTGGAATTTGCCAGCCTTCAATGCTACTTGTTTAGGTAAATGGAGTATCGTATTAAATGAGACCTCTCATAAAGACTGGGCCACAAAAGATAATTGTATTTTGGTTGAGTCTACGGGAAGATCCGTTCCTAGTGCGGATGGTATGTTCTTCACTAAAGGGTCCGACTATAACCAAGGCGATTTCTACGCTTGGGATGAGGAAACTGTATTGAAAGCCATGGAAGAAGCTGAAACCAAAGTGGGACAAATTAACACAGAGGGGGTCAAATTAGGAGACAGTATGACTTACAAGAAAACAGCTGAAGCTATTTTAGCCCTTATTTTTAAGGGAAACCAAACTGGCACAAGTTGTGTTAAATAAATTATAATTATGCCCATTTATGTTTATAAACACCCCGAAACAAATGAATACCATGAGGTCTTCCAAGGGATGCATGATGAGCATATCTTTATAGATGAATTCGGGATGCAATGGGGTAGAGTATACCTTGCCCCTAACGCTTCCATAGATAGCTCTATAGACCCTTTTAATAAGCAGCAATACATCGACGCTACTTATCACAAGAAAGGCACTGTGGGCGATATGATGGACTACTCAGCGGAACTCAGCTCTAAACGAGCTGAACAAGCTGGGGGTGTTGACCCAGTTAAAGAAAAATTCTATAATAATTACGCAAACGAGCGGAATGGGACAGATCATCCAAATAGAATTAAAGAAAAAGGGGATCAGAGTAATCAAGTAAACGTTGATTACGACTAATAATAAGTTCCGCTCAGTTTGAGACCTTTATTTTGAGTGACTTGGAACGTAAAATTTGCGTCAAAATTCATTCTTCCGTTTACGTTCATAGAATAGTTATAAGATCCTAATTTGGCATCTTCTATTCTGTAAACCATAGATTTACCACTTGCTTCTAAGGTCAAATCAAATTGATAAAGCTCGTCTGAATTCAAAACTCCAGTCATAGCTCCACTCTCAAAACCAGAAACTTGAGAAGACACAGCAAATGTCCCTTTGGCTGGAAACTGCCTTTTCCTGCCAAAGGCGTAGTCATTACCTAGTCCATAAGCTGAAACTCTTGGTATAGCCACGTTCATATTAACAGATTGAACTAGATGGCTCCCTGAGATCTCTTGCCCTCCGACTTGTAAATTCTGTAATGTGACATCACTACCAGTATTTGTTTGATTGACAATAGGAGGGGCTTTTTCTAAAGCTTCAGTGAGTAAATCTTGTCTAAAATAAAATTGACATCTACCTACATTGTCATTATTCCCACCTGTCATATTTATAGCTGGCATCTGCATAGAAGTGCCTGTTAAATTATCAAATACCGCATTAGAACAAATATAAGAAGTATTAACTTTGGGAAGATCTCCTATGGAGTAGCTTAAACTATAAGATAGTGGAAAACAATTTCCAAAAGCAATAGCGTCATTTCCATCAAAATCGTTAGTTGGAGTTCCAAAATTTATAGAGTCAATAAAAGAATCTTCTTGGTTTTCGCTCACTAAAACATAAAAGTTAGTCGAATCTTGAGAATCATCAGCATCAAACATATTCTTAAATTCATCTTTAGGGGTAGAATTTAAAAACCTACCCTGCACTTCATTAGAAAAGTTGGGTTCAGGTATATAGCTAATATTTAAAGAGACATCTGGCTGATTGTATATATTATTAGTAGATAAATCTTGAGAACCAATTTGTTTTGATTGCTGCCTAGAATAATCAATTGAATAGTCAAAAGTCTGAGCTAACTTATGTAGTTTCAAATCCTTGTTATTCGTAGAAAAAGCCGTAGTAGAAACCTGAGTCGCCACAATTGCATTATTACTTCTTATTATATTTCTAGCCATATTAAGTTCCTGTTGGAATTACACCCATAGGGTCTTCTTTAAGTTCTACACTCAACGTATTAGAATTAGCGTAGTTCCATGTATGTGTCCACTTCGGACTGTAGTAAACTTTAGGTCTGTTATAAACAGAAGGTATTTGGTGTTTAAATCTACGATAACCACCTTTATTTTCCAAGAAATGGATCATAGTTTTCAACTGCTTGTCAGGTATATTATTAAAGCTATAATTCATATCAAATGTCGCAATATTATTGTTAGTCTTAAACCTTTGAGTGAAAGAGTTTTTATATTCTAATTTATCAGCTTTAATTTTCACATCATTTTGAGTTTCGATGTCAGGCTCAAAAAAGAAATCTTGAGTCCACATTGAATCTACTCCTGTGGGAGAATTCGATTCTGTAGAACTATGATCTCCAGTGCAGTAGTAGAAATTATCTAACTTGTTTTGATTTATTCCTGTATATGCAATATCATACTCCTCGTAAGAAGTGGAGTAGTTATAATCATCGAACTCTAAGTTAGGGAAACATCCCATTCCAGACCATTTTAGCAAAGTCGGGGCATGGTCTACCGTTAAGCTTGTCGCTACTTCGAAGTGCTGATTATTAATAAAATTAATTGCATAATTATCACAAAATCCACTAACTCTTTTATATACACCTAAATTATCTGGAGTAAACCCTATGGGTAAATACCCAGATTGAGCTTCGAAAAAGTTAGCTAGTTTTCTAGCATTGGTTTCATTAACTTCATATTTTAAAGAAAATCTTGCCACTAAGCTATCTACAGATAGAGGTATTAAATTATAATAAAAATCATCAGTGACATAACTATGATTATTAGCCTGAAATTCTACTGTAGATCCATAAACTGGTGTGAGACTAAGATGAGAAAGTTCTGATGGAGAAACTATTCCACTAATGTTGCGGTCTCTGTTATAAAATAAGTCTTCGCTCATGAGTGTCCAATGTAGTTAAGGGTTAGTCTTACGGAGCCGTCAGCGGAAGCATTAAGTTGTTCAGATACTAAAGAAGCGTTTGGAACAGTCAATGTTTGTAAATTATTTCCACCTCTCCCTTTAACAGAAAAAGATAGATTTTTGTCTGACCTACCCTCTTCGAAGAAACTAAAGCCACTCGCTAAAAAGATATCATCGACATCTATCTGGACAGCCGCCGAATACTCTATAGGGTTTATATGTTTTACCTCTACAGGAGTTTCTGATCCTATAGTATAATAGGGAATCTTGTTTATAGACAAAGAATAATCGAAACCTAAAACTCTATTAGTTGTGCTATGATCACATGTCGCAGTTATAGATCCTTGGCTTGGTATATCTATATTAGTCGAAGTCGTTCCTGTCGCATTAACTCCACTTTTCATTTCATCATAAACAGTAAAACTAGCATTAACTTTCGGTATAGATCCTACTGCACAGTTCACAGAATAAGACTCTAAATAACCACTTTCAAAACCGTAAGAAGAATTATTATTATAATTGAAACTACCCTTCATTACCTCTGATGCTCCAGTAAAATCTAAAACTGGATCATTATACATCAATGACCTAGAAAAAGAAACGCTTTGCTTAATAGCTCCCGCTACAGTAGTCACTCCCCGAACTGAACCCAAAGGTTTAGTCACATTAGAAGCGCTCTGATATCCGATATCTAGAGAATTAACTCCAGAGAGTTCTCTGGCCGAAGGAGTCCCATTTTGTCCCGATATAAAGAAGTGACAATCGTAATTTAGTGTTGTTCCGTACATTATGCTCTAGCTTGTCTTAGTGATCCCCCCAACCTCTTCTCGTCGTCTATGACTTGTTTAACTACATCCTTTATCTTAGTCGCTAATGAGGTCTGCTGATCATCCCCGTTCCCTTGAGAGTCAGATGATCCATCAGAGTTAACAGTGATATTAATTACAGTCTCTCCAGCATTATCAGAAACAGATATAAGCTCATCAAGTTTGCTCACTACGTCTTCAGAGCCTCCACTTGCTCCTGAATTTAAAGCGTTTAGATTTCCTGCGCCTATCTTCTGAGTTGCAGCAGCGTTCATGACGAACTCACCACCAGATAACATAGAAGGTATAGTATCTACTCCAGCCGTATTAGGTATAGCGCCTCCTGTAGCTTTTTTGATCAACGTTTCGTCATAGTTACCATATTTGTCGAATGGATTACCTTGGATACCAGCGGAAGCGTTATAATTACCGCCATTAATATTAGGGGGTTCTGCAAGCTCGGTTTTAGATGTCAGATCGACTAGGTCTAATCCTTCAAGGGGGTTCCAAGTGGATGCAGTAGCCTTTAGTGACGAGCTAGAAGAAGGGAATGTCGGTCTTTGGCTAGTAGAGCGAGTTTTTGTGATGTCCAATCCCTGACTAGCTTTCGACAAATCTGCTTTTGGCCCGAATAAATCTGTAAGACTTTTGAACCCAGCAGCAGCGGCGGCAGCACCAAGAGAATCCCAGAAAGCTTTTTTGTCTTTCTTCTTTTGTTCTTTAGCTTGCTCCTCCTTGTTAACCTGCTGGGAGAACAATCCAAATGCTTTCTGCTTGGAAGCTTGCTCTCTTTGGAATGCTGGGCTATTCCTACGGCCAAACATAGTGAGGGCCGCGCTTTGAGGTTCCAAATCGACAGACGCGAATCCTGACCCCGATCCAAATCTATCAGAATTTCCAGCAGTAAATGACTGTGTAGCAAAATCGAGTAAATTGTTTTTCCCTGGTATTTCTTCCTGCCCATAAGTTCCTGGGGTAAACAAACCTCCTCTAGCCATAGCTGGAGTCTTGCCAGAGTTTAAAGAGTCCATAAAACTAGATCCGTATTTTTGGACCGCGCTTTTTCTCATCACAAACTCGCCGCCCATGAGCAACGCAGGGACATCGTCTTTAGATCCCGAACCACCAGTCACTGGTCCACCAGAAGCAAAGAAGTTACTCGTAATATTTTTAAACGCCGCCGACATATTACTTTGGGCGGCCTCAAGGAAGAAATTGGAGGCAGCTTGCCTTAGAACATCACCGAGGTCTTCTCCTTTAGCTATAGCATTAACTAAACCATTGCTAATTGTATCTGTGAAATCTCTAGCGCTTTGGACTAAAGAATCATCTAAGCTTTGTTGTATTTCATACTCTTCAAAGTCAAAAGCGTTTTTGAATTTATCAGAGAGAGAGCCTCCCATAGTTATATCTATTGCACGACCTGCATTATCTATATTCAAGCCTTCATCTTCTTTGGCGGAATTAAGCTCGGAAAGTTTTCTTATTATTGCATCATCTGCGGCGGCGCTCTTGGCTTTTCCTCCAGCCGTCACCCCTCCTGTCAAACTTGGTATCAAATCCTCTAAAGCAGCCCAGCCTGCTTTAGTTGTCTCTGCATCACTCATAGTCACTTTATCATCTATTTCATCAAAAAAGCTTCTAATACGTCCGATATCTTCTACACTCTTTATCGATTTAGCTAACTCTGTTAGTTGGTCCGTAAAAAATGGCAAAGCATCTTGTGCCGTTAACGACATTAAAGCTGCTTTAGTAGAAGCTATAACTTCATCTTCTTTTTCTTTTATATTTATTCCAGCTTGCCTCCGTGTGAAACCTTCTACTGCTTTAGCTTTTTGGACAGAGTTAGCGAACATATTTTCTTTATCAAAAGTATTTTTGTCTTTATTCAAATCTCTTTGGCTATCACCCGTATTTGCATCATTAAATGTTTTGTCTTGGAAAGCGGCTCTAGACATATCTCTTGCGATATTTTGTATAAATTCAGCTCTTTCAGCATCTAATACTGCTTGTTTTTGAGTAGTTTCTAAAACTTCTTTTCTTGCTTTTTTTTCCTTTACAATTCCCGCAATCGTTGCGTCTAAGAACCCCTTCATGGCGGCTTGCATCTCCACACTCACACCTAATGTAGTTAAAGTTTCCTTAAGAAGCTTGTTTCTTCCTTCCGTAGTAGATAACTCCTTCAGACTTGTTTTGGCTATTTCTTTCGTTAAAGCGGATATTTTATCGTCGTCTAATACTAGTTCCGTATTAGCATCTACTTGTTGTTTGATTATATCTGCGATTTTGGAGTTAGCCGCCATATCTTCTTTAGCTAAATCTATTTTATTCTTAAGCAGAAGAACCCCGACTCCATTCAACGAATTATGCCGCTTTGCGAAAGCTAAAGCTCTTTCATCACCCGTCAAAGCTTTTGCTTTTATTTTCATTATCGCGATTTCAGTATTAAGTTCTACTTTCGCTTCGTCTCCTTTAACTTTGTTGATTTTTTGATTTTCGGTATTACCTTGGAGAATGATTTGCTTTATTGCCTCAATTAATATAGTCGGATCTAGTTGCGGCTTTCTGGGATCTCTATAACCACGCTGCTCCAAGATCATTTCATCACTTGTTTGTCTTTGTGTCCGTTCTTCAGGTGTTAATTTTCTCTTCCCGCGAGCATCTCGCTCATCGGTAGCACTTTTTCTAATTATAGATATCTGTCTTTTGGTCAAACGTCCCGCTACTTTATCAATTTCTTCTTGAGGTTCAAAGGATTTGATCCCATTCTTCGCAGACTGCATAAATACTCCAAGTTCCTTTTGTGGATCATACCTCTTCCCGATAAGTAACTCGCCAAGATTCGCTTCTCGATCGTCGAAATCCTCTTTCATCTTTTTTTCTAGAGTCCTAATAAACATTGGGTCTATACCCTTATCTCCAGATTCCTTTATAACTTTACGATAATTCTCCATAGGCTCTGCATCACTACCTTTTATGTTCCCCCCCAAATTTATACTCTTGTTCTTCAAAATGCTAACAAGTCCTCCGAAGAAACCTACGTCCTCGCTCGCGCCCATCGTGTTGCCACTATCGCGCCCCGACATATTTGAGGATGTAAAGTCGGCACGGGTTTCAGCTTGTTCTCTGACTTTTTTTCTGACAGCATCTGGGATCTCAATAGCGTCCAGTTTCGCCCTCGTTCTTTCTGCACTTCTACCAAGCTCTTCTGTATTCCTTGCGGCTAATTCGGATCTACCGCTCCACCAATCTAGAGCTTTATTTATCCCCCAAGCAGCAGTGGCGATTAGAGCGAGAGGTCCAACCACTGCTAGTAACCCTCCGCCAAATGCCCTCATCCCCCCCAATGCAACTTGTAAGGCTCCTTTCATTTTGTTCCCTCCGCCCATTGTAGAAAACTTTCCTACCGTCCCCGAAAATGTAGTCGCCCCCTGCGCTATCTGCGTCCGACCCGCCTTGAAAAGACCCTTTCCTTTGCTCCCGCCAAGAAATCCCATTACTCCTTTTAGTCCTCCAAAAGCTTGTCCTAGCATCATGCCGCTAACAGCGACATTTAGCAACGTCATGCTGGCGGCAACAGCTTTGTTTTTCTCTGTGACTTCCCCCAACACACCACTGAGCATTGACATCCCGATTTGGACTGCGAACAACTTGCCAATAAATCCACCCATTGCATCATTAGCTTGAGCAGGGCCAGCTGGTTTAGCAAAGTTAGGAATAGCCCCAGTAGGTTCGTCTCTAGTATTAGTAACGGCTAACCCCATTGGGTTACCAGCGTTTCTAAGTCTAGGGCTTTGGTTTACACGGATTTGGTTTACTGGTAAACCAGCAGCTTGTTCTCTTCCGATAGCATCTTGAAGAGGATTAGCAAAATTAGGGATGTAGCCTCCAGCATAGCCCAATCGATTCCTTGTGGTCCAATTCATTAGATTTCCACTAGTCATTACTGGATTTTTATTGGAACCTCCTAGTGCTGTATTAATAGCACCATATCCTAGACCCGATGGATGACCTTGCGGGTAAGCTTCCTTGAATTGAGACTTCGTCAGCCTTGCGCCTGAATCAGTTGTATCAAACTTTCCTTTAATTGCTTTCCCGTCTTTATCATACCTTTGCACCTTTTCTTTATAATTCGCTACCTGTGCGCCACCGACTAATATATCATAAAATTTTATAGCTGCACCTCTAGCTAACGAACCAGTAGCTTTAACTTCTGACCCCATCTGTCCCTTACCTGAAGGAACGTCAAACATATCAAAAAGCCCTTTGTCGTAAGGCAAATCTATTCTAGAATTAGCAGTCCTACTTGAGTAGTCCTTGAATTGAGTACTACCTAAAACTCCACTTAAAGCCACTTCAAAAATACTCCCCGACATCCCTTCAAAAGATCCTGGGTTAAACAAAGATTTTAATTTAGCCTTGCTTATATTAGGTATATCGCTTTTTGGAGCTAAGCTTTTAGCAAATTCCATCGCCGTATCGGTAGACGACTTTGATAATCTTTTCCTGATTTTTTTTATAGATAAAGGCTTCTTTTGGCCATCTTTCCGTTCCAGTTTGTACACAGGGACATGAACGGACTTAAGGCTACCCTTATTTAACTTTGCCTTCTGTGCCGCCGCCATACTTTTATAGGCCATCGTTGTCTTCCCTTTTTTACCGACGAAGAAATCTTTCTTTTTCTTTTTTCCTCTAGTTCCCGCGAACATAACAAGAGATTCGTTTTCATTAACGAAGTTAGGGATATACCCTCCAGCAGCCCCGATCTTTCTAGCCCCCGAAGGAAGACCTATAGAAGCAGCCATGTCTTGATTGAATATAGCTGACCCATCACCTCCAGCGTAGTTAGGTACAATGTATTCGCTACTATTAGCGACCATCGACCCTTTTTGACCACCGCCGAAATTAAAGTTTGGTATAGTAACGGGTCTTGCAGAAGTAGGAGCGCCTCCTACGCCCTTGCTAATATCAGATTTTTCTGATCCATAACCGACAATAGCATTGTAGTTAGGAATAAATCCTCCAGCAGCGCGACCACCCCCACTAGTGCCGCGCATAACTCCTGGAGCTATCCTACTAGCTATAGATTGCATCCTAGTCATAACAAGCAATTGCTCATTAAGAGCTGTAGTAAAGAACGCCGTCTGAGCAGCTCTTTTCTGCCCCACACTGAGAGTGCTATTTTCAATAGCTAAAATCTGTTTCTGTATTCCAGAATTGCTTAAAAGAGTGGAAGCTATTTGCCCCTGAAGAGTAGCTTGTTGTTTCGCCGCTTGATTTAAACCA